GTGTACCATCAATGAATAAACCGTTGCTAATTGATACTTTGTTTAGTTTTGGCATGGTTATAACCCTCTTTCTTTAAGCGATTTCTCAAACACTTCTCTGTCAACATACGGTGCCGTACTGCATCTGCAGAATGGATGCATAGGCGCACAATTTAAACCCGGTGACATATCTTTCAAATCAAATACTTTCCCATTTAGCGGTAAGCAGTATCTACACGCTGTTGGCTCGGCTATATAAATATATTGATCTATATCGGCATCACGATAGCTTTGCTCTTGAATTCCCGTCTGCACTCTTGTGGTTTCTGTGACCATCAAGCGCTCGGTATTGAATCGAGTGTTCTCTCTACCTTTCTCGGTAAGGAATCTCGTTAATTCAGATGCCAACTGTTTAGGGTTTCTACCCATCGTCACACTTCGAACAAGCAACTTATCCAAATCTGCTTTCAATTCCGCTTGGTACATCCATAGCCTTTCGCTAAACGTTGCAAATCCATCTGCTCGAAACGAGCTGTTAATCACTTGCTCCACTAATTTGGCATAACCGCTTTTAGCGATCGTCATTTCTAGGATGCCTGCTTGGCGTTGCAACTCTTTCAAGCCAGCGCTAGTAAGTTCTCCTGAAAAATACTTATCCATGTCGTTAAACGTGGCTATCAGCTCAAGTCCAATATTTGCTTTCAGTAATTCCAAGCGATTGACACGCATTGTAAGGTTGTATAGCTTCAATTCCTTGTTTGCTGTAGGTGAGAAGTCTTTCTCTTTAACATACTTCTTAGCCTTGCGAGCAAATGCTTTTACATCCATTTCACTAGCACGCTTCATCGCTTCACTACGAGTGATTTTCTGCCCATTGGAAAAACTATCCCACTGTGCATCTATCTCTTTTTGTATCGCATCCTGTGCGTATTGCAAGCGCTTCTTTATCTCGTTCATGCGTTTCTTATCATCTTTAATCTGTTGCTCTTGCCAAGCTTTTTCCCTTTTGATGAAGTAATCTTGTGATTTCACTTAATCACCGCTTTCTAAATTGGGTTAGCGGCGGTCCGTCAATCCTGCCCACAAATTCATAAGGATTTTTCAGTGGTTCATTAATTGGTTTTGAAATGTTAACTTCGATTTTAGGATTAGGAATTTTTAGACCTTCTTCAAATCCTTTTGTAATACCGCTAGCAATTCTTATTCCGTTTTCAGAAGGAGAAACCCCTAGAATATTATCAACCATTTTGCGTGCTTTCATTTCTTATCCTCCTTACCAAGAAAATCTGACTAACTCAATTTTTGCATCAATCGAATGCTTGTCCTCGTAATCTTCAACGGTAAAGCCGCCATCCTGAAACTCTTTGCGGATATCATCTGTGATTACATCTTTACCATAGAAAACTTCGTTGTATCCTTTTTGCATAGCTTCGGCGATAGCTTCTTTGATCTTTTTGCTATCTTTTTTCTGATAATCGTTCACCATCTGTTCTTTGAGATTCATTTCTTAAACCTCCGTATCGGTTTCTTCGTCACTGTCAAACACACCTTTGTCTGTTGGCGCTTCAGCATTTACACGTTTTAGCTCTGCATTTACATCTGGAACAAATGAAGCAAGTCCGAGGATAGTCTCTTGGCTCAACTCCGCTCCTGCATCAACAAGTGCTTTAAGCTCTTCTAGGATCGCTTTAGGCAGATTTGGTGTAAATGTAATACGCATACCTTTCAGGTCAGAGTTTTCCAATTCTGCGATGCTTGATTTAAGGTTAAATAAAAGACGATAGCGTCGCATCAGGCCTTTTTTAAATAGCCTTTGCTTCACTGCCGTCATCTGTTCGAATCCGAATAGTTTATATTTCATCGCTTCCCCTGATTGCACACCCGAGAAGTTGTCATCTGTTAGATCAGGAACCATCGAAATCTCGTGGATATCTTTCCTCACACGATCTTTATAAGCTTCTACGCCATTTACATCATATTGCTTATAAATATAGCCAGCTGTCACAGATGTTTTATTGCCGTTGATATCTGTGCCAGATTCAAGAAGCAACATGTTTGCATCCTTTTGCTTGGCTGCGTCGTCAGCAGTTAAACCAGACGCTTGAATGTCACCGTTGATCACTAGAAGCGCATCGTTTAAGTCCGTCATGTAGTTTGCTGTATCGGATTGCCCCGCATCGTACAAATCCATTAGTGAAAGAGTATCTTCGTATAAGCCCATTCTGAAACGATTTGGCGAGTACTCAGTAATAGGAACTTCTTTCAATTCGTGAGGTTCCTCTTCTGGGTTTTCGAGCGAGATAGAGTGTAGAGACGTTTCTCTGTAATAAATAGTTTTATCTGATGTGTAGATAATCGGCTGAATAAATTGCTTGTCAGCGTTTTTTGAGAATCTTGTTTTAGGATATCTAACCGCCAGTATAGGCTCACGTTTAACAGTCGTGTCATAGACAACAAATGTCTCAAACACATTTGCTAAATCCACATAGTCGATGTCGTCTTTATCTCGGTAACTGATTTCATAAGCTCTGCCATATTTATCCATGTCTAACCAAAGTTCGCCATTCAAACCATCAACATCATTATTCGTGTTGAATTCATCAACTTGCTTTTGCTGATCGTCGCTATCGATCTGAACCTTAATCGGATTGCCTGTGTTGTAACCTACATCAAACGTACATAATACCTTGCCGAAGTTATGGGCGGAGCGATGATCCGCTTTTTCCTTCTCCTTACGCCTTCGGTTTTTCATGATGTTGGTGTTTCTTGCTTTGTAATAATCGTCTAATACTTCAAGTCTTGGAACTTGGTATTGATGGTGATGTTGGATCATTCCTGCTAAAGTGTCCAAATCAGCAAGCAAGTCTTCAGCAGAACTAAACCGATAATGGATATTCGATTCTACTTCAAAGCTGACATAGTTAACATTCACATCAGCTGACGCTCTGCTATCAACGTCATACTCAAATTCATTTACTTTATCCATTCCTCACACTCCTTAAAACATTCTCTTGATTTTGTTCCGCTTCTCTTTGGTAATGGTTGATTTCTTTTTAGCCCACATGTCTTCGTTAAATGCATACCTTGTCGCATCGATCGTATGGTTGTCTTTATCCTCTAACCTTGGCTTTGGATTTCCATCACGATCGGTTTGATAATCTATATTTTCAAACTCTTTGGCGATGTTCGGCGTTCGCAAAGGATCAATACAAATGAAGTCCAAATCATCTAACCATTGCTCGCCATATTCGACGGAATCAGGTCCTTTTTTGACACCTTTAATATTTCTGATGCCATGTTCGTTCACTAACTCAGCGTTACTTTTTGGCTCAGCAGAATCAGAGAATATCTCGTCGTTTTGATATCCTTTTTCATGGAGTTTTTTCGCTAATTCTCTATTGCTAATCTTCACGCCGTAAATTTCATCTATTGCATAGATACCATTTTTCTTTTTGTCGTAATGCCATCTAACAAACGCTAGGGGATCAGTTGCATAACCAAAGTCATTCCCGTTTCGAATGTTGTCGAAGTTAGCTACCATCTCATCTGTGATGCTCCCTGGCACTACTTTCAGATTGTCGAAAGGTACAACGCCAGAACCAATAGCTTTACCATCATATTCCCACTCAGCTCGTCTAGGGTTCCTTGCTCTAGCCGCTTCAACTTCGCTCAGAAACTCTTTAGAGATAAAGGGGTTATCTTTATAAGTTGAGTGATGAATGAATGTGTTCTTAGGCTGAAAGGATGTTTCATATTTTTTATTTACCCATGATTGCTTCCGCTTCGGCGGGTTATAACTGTAAAAGAACTTATAAAAAAGACCATCATCCAATTCTCCCCGCAATAGAGAGTTGGTGATAGTCGTTACTTCATCTTCATTCTTAAATTCTGCTAGCTCCTCAATCCAACCAATCGCAAAAGGAAATTTGCTGTCCTTCAAAGATTTGATTCGTTCTGGATTTTGCGCACCACGAAATATCATGTAGTTACCACGAGGTTTATAAGTAATCCTCAAGGGAGATTTATTAAACTTGAACAGGTGGGAAACACCTTGCTGTTCAATCGCCCATTTCATTTGTTCATACAAAGATTGCTCAAGCGTATTATCAACATACCGAATCCCGACTGCATTTACAGCGTATCGCATTAACAATTGAGTGATTATATGTGCAATATCCGATGATTTACCAGATCCACGACCGCCCTTGCATACGATATTCAATATGTCAGAGTTAAGGGTAGCCCTCCATACGCTATGGAACTTCTCAGGTAGTAAATCAGAAAGCTTTTTAGCCATCGTCTTCACTACCGATATCATCGATAAATGTAGGAACTTCTGTAACCGACATTTCAGATACTTCAACAGGTTTATGCCCCGTTCTGT